TTACTCCTGGGATATGATAAATGTAGTACATAATTCTTTTTAGTATTTATACATAAAATCCTGGATATGTTTCAAGTTTTGTCATGCCCCTACACGGGGTATATCTACTAATATAAACCAAAAAATAAAACAGATTTATGGACACATTTACCGCAATCAAAAAGATCAAGATTGCCTTAGGTCTAGAAAAGTTCGAAACTGTTGCTGAGCTAGTTGATGGTACGAAGGTACACGTCGCCGGCGAATTCGAAGTTGGTGAGCAATTACATGTAGTTGCTGAAGACGGAGAGTTTACTCCAGCTCCAGAAGGGCAACACACTACTACCGATGGTATGATGATCACAGTAGACGCTGCTGGCGTAATCACTGCTGTTGAATCTGCTGAAGAAGAGACTGAAGAAGTTTCAGTTGAAGTTGAAGCAGAAAAGAAAGAAGAAGAAATGGCAGAGGTTGAAGAAGAAGTAAAGGTTGAAGCCGAAGAGAAAGAAGAGATTGAAGTAAAACTTGAAGACGAAGTAGTCGAGAAAGTTGTTGCTGCACTCAAGCCTTTCATGGACGACCTAAAAGAGACTAAAGAAGAACTAGAAGCACTAAAAGCTAGTTTCTCTAAGTTTTCTGACGAACCAGCTGCAAAGCCAGTAAGAAACAATTTCCAGAAAGAAGCTGAACAAAAGGTTTCACTTCAAGAGAAAAGAATGGAAGCACTAGTTGCTATCCGTAGAAAAAACCTAAACTAAACACTAAACTAAACTAAAAAATAAAAACTAATAATTATGGCATTCGATTTGACAGGTTTATCAACCTATACTGACGAACTGAGCTTTGATCTAATTTCAAAGGCAGTCCTAACAACTGAGTTGATGGAGAACATCAACGTACGTACTGGCCTTTCTGCTGGTACTGTAGCAATCAACTTGATGGAGGGTGACTTGAACGTTTCTGATCGTTCTTGTGGTTTCACTCCTTCAGGTGACATTGACTTTACACAAGTAGACATTACAATCGTAGACAAGCAGATCAAAATGACTGCATGTCCTACAGACTTGAGAGAGTATTATCTTTCACAAAGAATGAGCCCTTCAGCGGTAGCTGGTGGCGAAGAGGTTCCTTTTGAAGAAGTAATCGCTGACTACTACATCAAGAGAATCAAAAACTACAACGAAGGTTTCCTAATCAACGGTGACGGTGTTGTAGACGGTATCAAAGCTCAGATTACTGTAGGTAATGGAGCTAACCTTCAAGGTGGTACTCCAGCTGCATGGACTCCTTCAACTGCAGTTGAGCAAGCACTAGATCTTTATGATGCAATTGGTGATGCGGTTATCGATAGAGATGACTTGATCATGGTTATGTCTCCAGCTAATTACAGAACTCTGACAAGAGGTCTTGTGGCTGCTAACTTGTTCCACTATCAAGCAGTAGAGGGTAATGAAGCTCTCTTCTTGCCAGGTACTAACGTGAAACTTGTAAAATCTTCAGGGCTAGTTGGTTCTGACTACGTATGTGCAGGTCCTGCAGAATTTATCGTAGCTGGTACTGGTCTAACTGACGATATGAGTTCATTCGCTATGATGTATGATCCTTACGAAGACATCGTAAAAATACGTGCATATTGGAGATTGGGTGTTGCAGTACACCAAATAGATCAATTTGCTACTAACGGATTAGCATAAGAATTCCACTAAAGAGAGAGGGGAGCCTAGTGCTCCCCTATTACTAAACAATCAAAAAAAACAACTATAATTATGGCATGTGATATTACAGCAGGTTGGACTATCGATTGTAAAGACAGTCAAGGTGGAATCGTAAAGATCTTCATCGCAAATGGACCGGTTGACGGCTTCACTGAAAGTAACGGCGAACTAACTGCAGTTACAGTGGGTGGTACACCTTTGGCTCCAGGTGACTTCTTTGAATTCGAAGTACCTAAACAAACCTCAAGCTTGACTGAAACAGTCAATGCATCAACAGAGAACGGTACAGTTTTCTATCAGCAAGACCTAGTTCTTGTATTCAATAAATTAGAAGCAGCTAAAAGAGATCAAATTGCTCTTATGGCTCAGAATGAAAATATGTTTGTTGTCGCTAAAGACGGTAATGATAAATATTGGTCTATTGGCCTTGAAAGAGGTGCGTCTCTAACGGCAGGTTCACTAACAAGTGGTACTGCTTATGGCGATAGAAACGGTGGTGAATTGACTCTAACAGGTCTTGAAGCTAACCCTATGTATGAAGTGGATTCTGCTATTGTAGAAGCATAATAAATAATAAAAAAAATTAGAATTATGAGTAGAAAACAATGGTTAGGTGTTTTGAGACACGTTCTTACAGGATTTGGTGGCTATTTTGTAGCTAAAGGCTGGGTAGACGAAAGTATTATACAAGAGTTTATCGGAGCCTTTATTACTGTAATTGGTACAGTTTGGTCGATTCGTGAAAAGAATACAGATCCTAAGATAGATCCTAAGAAGAATTAGTATATTATAATACTAGTAGCGTTGCATGAGAGAAGAGAGGACATAGTCCCTCTTCTCTTTTTTTTTGTTTACAATTTATTAGCAATTTATATTTACTGATAAAGAGGCAAACTAGATGACATATACATTTAGAGATAGTATACTGAGTAGCCAAGATACTTTGGTTTTCAATGTGGCAAATGGACCGAATTCAGCTCGATTATATCTTTGGTCAGAAGCAGCTAATCTTTGGCTAGACGTGGCCACAACTACTCAACCTTTCTTTACTGAAACAGGCGAACCTTTCTACTTGACTGCAATTGAGCAGACAGATAGATATACAGAGTATGATATAGACTGGGCCGCATCTGGCATTACAGATGAAACATGGCCAATCTTTACTGAAGCTTTAGAAGGTATCTACATTTATGAATTGAGAAGCGGTGAAACAATTTGGGACACTGCAATTTTCAAAATAAAGAATGAAGAGCCTAGTGAGAATCCTGCCAAAAAAAGAGTCTATACTTCTCAAAACGAAACTCGCAAGGGTTATGTATATGTTCAAAACAATTCAATCTAATATATGAGAAATTTACCTGAAAATATGTATGCTGTGAAAGGTAATCAATTTGCAGCTTTAGAGTTGCCTAAAATAAAAGAACTCAATAACAAAGAGTGGATATACTTTGGCAAAAAGAATCTATATCCAGCAAAGCTTGTAGACCTTTATAATTCATCTGCAATGCACAGAACTGCAATTGACGCTAAAGTTGCAGCAATTACTGGTGAAGGTATAAAAGTCTATGGTAGTACTCTAGTCAACTCAAAAGGTGAAACACTTGATCAAGTCTTTGATAAATGTGCAGATGATCATCAGATCTTTGGTGCATATGCACTCAATGTAATCTGGAATCGTGGTGGTGATAGAATAGCTGAAATTTATCACGTGCCTGTAAATAAGATACGTAGTGGTAAATTAGATGAAGAAGATAATATCAATGAGTACTACTATTCATCAGACTGGTCCAATACTAGAAAGTACAAGCCAGTTACATACAGAGCATTTGATATGAATGATAATAGAGGCGATAATGCTAGTCAGATCCTCTATATCAAAGGCTACAATCCAGAAACAGACTACTATGGTTTACCTAGCTATGTGGCTGCTCTCAATGATATTGAATTGGATTCTCGTATTTCACGTTTCCACAATGCAAACATTTCAAATGGTCTTGCACCTAGTCTAGCCATCAACTTTAGAAATGGTATACCAACTGATGATGAGAAACAGATGATCTATCGTGAGATCGAAGATACATTCTCAGGTGAGAACAACGCAGGTCGTTTCTTCTTACTCTTTTCAGAACCGGGCAAAGAGGCTGAGATTACGCCTATCGAGAGTGCAAATGATGATTACTATACAACACTAGAAGAACGCGTCACCAGTCGCATCCTGACAGCTCACAGAATAACCAGCCCACTACTTTTAGGTATTCGTGATGGTTCTGGTCTAGGCAGCAATAAAGATGAGATCTTGACTGCCTATTCACATTTCTTCAGTACAGTGTGTGAGCCTATTCAAAAGAAATTAGTCAAGCAGTTTCAGACAATAACTACACTAATGGGTTATGAAATGAAGCTTGAAATTGAACAATCAACAATCGACTTTGATATGACTATTGATGGTACAGTTGATAGCCAAGAAACTAAAGAAGAAATAAACACAGAAGAGTAATGAGTTATCAAGTAATACTAATTAGCGAAGAGAAACTAAAAGCTTTTACAGCAATCAATGACAATGTTAGAGTTGAAGATATTCAGCCACAAGTAATCATTGCACAAGACTTATATTTACAGCCTCAACTGGGTACTAAGTTCTTTACAAGTCTAAAGGATGCAGTCTACAATAGTACACTAAGTGCTGATGAGATCACTCTACTTGAAGAATACATTGCACCTACATTGCTGCATAGAGCACTAGTCTTAGCCCTGCCCTTTATCAAGTACAGAATTGTGGATAAAGGTGTCTTGAGTGGTACATCTGAAACAGCCACACAAACCACTCTGGACGAGCTTCAATACTTGATTAGTAAAGTAGAAGCAACAGCAGAGTTCTATGCTCAGAGGCTACGTGAGTTCTTACTGGACAATCCTGGTATGTTTACTGACTATGAAAACCCTGGTACGGATGGAATGTATCCAACAAGACGTCCGGCTTATACTTCAACACTAGTTATACCTGCTCGTAAAGGTAGTGGTACTTATAAATATTATGATGGTTATGAAGGATACGACAACTGTTTCTGTGAAAGCGGTCTTACCGAAAGCAACTAAAGCCACTTTCAGCAATATTAGAAAACTAAAAAAATACTTGCAAAAGAAGAAATGAAACTCTATCTAAAAGAATACGTATATCATTTGCAAGAGGTAATCGAATCACACTGGATAAAACTTATGTCAGTACTTGTAGTGCTCTTTGCACCTATTCAAGGCATTATGATCACTATAGGTCTTGCTATATTAGCTGACACTGTAGTTGGTATATGGAAAAGCCGAAAACTGGATCAACAAATCTCAAGCCGTAGGCTGAGCAGAGTTATCTCTAAAATGCTAATCTATCAGATAACAATTATCTTGTTCTTTATGATAGACAAGTTTATTCTACATGATATAACTGCAAATATTTTTACAATTGAATGGTTACTCACCAAAGTAATTGCTTTGACTCTAGTTTCGATTGAAGTCTTTTCAATTGATGAGAATATAAGACAGGTTAGAGGCAGTGGACTAACGGAAGCATTCAAAAGACTAATTAGAAAGAGTAAAGAGATCAAGAGTGATATAGATGACTTTGACATCAATAAATTTTAGTCAATTTACATAACAAATATATTTAGCTATAGATTATGAGTTACGCAGTAGCACAACAAGAATATGTTAGAAAAGCCAGTTTTGATGCTGTGACTTATCCAACTGGTGGTAGTTGGCTCTCTGCCTATGCAATCCATCTAGGTGCAACAGAACCTAATGGTACATGGGTACAGACAATTTGCAATCAATTAGGAGTCACCCAACCGCTCAACGGCAGTTGGGTTCAAGCTCTAGCTAATTACTATGGCATCACTACATACGAGCCATACGGTAATTGGTGGATAGCTCTGGCTGAGCATACGTTTTTACCAGTTGAATGGCAACAAGAACCAGATGTGTGGGAAGTTGAGCCTGCAACCTGGGAAACTATATCATAATATAAAATAAGATAAAGAATACATGGCAACACTAACTGGAAATTCAATTGATAACACTTATCAAGGTCTGATCAAGACTGATGACAATGGAGCAGTAGGTGCTACAGAAAAACAGTTGACTGATGGTCTAGGTAATGCAATACCAGTATCAATGGGTACAAGCGGTGTTTCATTTACAGGCGATGCAGACTTTAGTGGTGCAAATGTGATTGGGATACCAGAACCTGGCCTTGTCAATGGAGCTCAGTTCTCACTAAAGAATGCAGATAGTTTAGTAAATAATCCAACAATTGCAAGTGGAATTTACGCTATAAGTATTGGAGATGGATCTACAGCAACTGCTCTTAGTGTTGTCCTAGGGCATAACGCGAGTTCATCAGATTTTGGTGTAGTATTAGGCTGTGGAGCTGCAAATAGTACGTTTATAGGGGGTGCTATCTCTTTAGGGCGTGGTGCCTGTGTAACTGGTGCAGCTACTGATGGTATTTCAATCGGGAAAGGCGCACTATCTTCAGCAGTTGGAGCTATATCATTAGGTGGTTCATCTTGTGCTACTGCTTCATGTGCTGTTGCACTGGGTGAAGGAGTCACAGCCGCTAAAGCAGATACAG